ATGTTGGCGAAATCGACAGCAGATCCTCGAGCCGCCTCTTGTCGCGCCTTTTCCTGCATCTTCTGGACAAGATCCAGCTGAGCCGCCTGGGTCTGGAAACCCAGCAGCCGCGACCGTTTTGCTTGCAGGCCTGCCTCGCGCTGGGCCTGGGCCATCTGCATCAAATTTTGGCCGAGCGCTTGAGCGCCCTCGCCGAGCCCGCCCAGGGCGTCAGGCGCTTGCCCAAGCGACGGGGCCGGAGCCTGTAGGCGCTGCGCTTGCCCCTGCGCCGCGAGCAGGCCGAGGTTGACGTAAGGCGCCGGCTGCCGGAGCAGGCCGGGTGTCGCCATTGGGACTTGTGTAGCCATCATCAGCCTCCGCTACCTGCTGCCGCCGCAGCGCCAAACAGACCCACACCTTGCGGCCCGAGGCCAGCCGCCAGAGTGCCCGCGCCAAGCAACAAGCTGCCGAGGTTCAAGCCTTCCTTGCGGATCGGAGCGCGCGAGGTAGACCCCATCGGCGTCTGACCCAGGATGCTCTGGCCCAGCGCCAGCTGCGCGAGCGGATAGTTCTGCTCCTCAAGGAAACTCCGATAGGCGAGATCCAGGTTGCTCTGCGTCATGCCCTGCTCGGCAGCGCCAGCTTGCAGGAGCGCGTTGATCTGCCCCATGCGAGCGGTGTCCTGCGCCTGCTGGGCCGCGCCAAGCTGCCCCGCCGCTCCCCGCCGCATTTCAGCCGACGCCATCTGGTTGGCGATGTCCTGCTGGCGAAGCTGCTGGGCGTTTGAAAAACCGGCTTGCCTGAGCTGAGCCGCTGTGTCGGCGGACTGCTTGGCGTATGCCTCGTTCGTCAGCCCAGCCTGCACGCCGGCGCGAGATCCGCCGAAAGCGCCAGCCGCCACGGCTTGATCATTAACGCCCTGCTGAGCCATCTGCCGCGCGCGGTCAATGTCAGCCAGCGATCGGCTGACGACCATGTCCTCGTATGGGTTGTTATACGCGTTGAGATCAGAGCCCGCGATCTGACCGCCCTGATACCCGGCGAGATCCTGCGCCACGCTTGCGCCATAATCGCCCGCCGGCTGAAACCCCGCCAGCTGGTCGATGCCCTGCTGCTGCCGCTGCGTGAAGTCGGCGATCAGCGGGGACTGATAGGCGACATAGGGTCGGTTTTGCAGCGTCCCAGCAGTCGCTAGCTGCCCCTCTGCGTATTTGCGATACGGCTCCGGGATCTCCGTCGTCGTCGTCGCCGTCTTCGTTCCTCCGCCTAAACTCATGTCCGCAGCCCCTTTCTCAGCGCTACTCCGGTCGCGGTAAAACCGCGACCAGCCATCACTCGTCGCCAGCCAGGTCGGCCAACGATCTCCATCCGCTCGGCGTTATTCGCCCGTGCCCAGTCCTCGATGTCGTCATACATCCGCAGACACTCAGACATGTCGCCGCTCGCCAGCCAAACGCGGCAGGCCCGGCCTGACAGCGGGTACTCGTAAAATTCGGTGATGATGTCCGATCGGTCGCCCTGCCACCAATTGGCCTCGCCGCCCTTTACCGCCTGCGCGACATGCTCGAGCGCGTGCGTGTCCCCGGCGAAATTCAGCGCCCGTTGCAGTCGATCCAACCTATCCATCAGCGCCCCTGTTGGTCCTCGATCAGCGTGCCTAAGACGTTGGCGACATCAGTCGCCGTGGCCGTTGAAGCGTCCAGCGTGCGGGTCGTCGCCGTCGTCGTCACCGTGAACTCGCCGGCCACGCGCTCGCTGCTGCTGTCAAACGCGGCATTGAGCGCGCGCACGAGATCCGCCGCCCAGATCTGCAAGCCGTCAGCAGACGAGGGCGGGTCTGGGAAGCGCGCGACCATCAGCGTGCAGCGTCCAGCAGCTCGACATCGAAGCGCATCTTGCCAACGCGCCACGCAAGCTGCGCCGAGTTGCTAAATGCCTTGAACCGCAGGCTGCGGCCCGTGATCCGCGTGTCCACCGTCGTCGTCGTGCTGATCACGTCATTGATCGCACCGGCGGTCTCGGTGCCTTGCGGGTATATCTTCGAGAAAAATTGCAGCTTGAGCGCGTTTGACGCGTCGCTGTCGGTCAGCACGAAGTCCGCTATCGTTTGCCGTATCGCGTATAAATTCTCGCCCTCGTCGATATAAGCCCCGCCAGTCTCGATCGAGTAGGCCAGCGGGTTTCCATCATCCCCGGCGCCGGGTATCTCGTGGTTATAGATATTTCCAGAGCTATCGACCCCGATCGGGTTAAGCTCGATGGAGCGGTCGATCATGGCGGTGCGATCAAGCTCGCCGATCCACCAAACGTCAGCTCCCTCCTTGTACGACCAGACGACGACGCGATCGACCTCGGTGCTGCCGGCGCTCGGATACAGCCAGCCGACCTCGCCGAACTCGGCATTGCAGAAGCCGACGATCTTTTGGCGCTGCGCGAGGTTCAGCCCCGGCCCCAGATCATCGTTGAACACATGCTTGGCGACGGGACACGGCAGGCTGCGGACCACGCCGTCGTAATATTGAAATTGACCATCTGCCATCCACGCGACAAATGTGTCGCTGGCCGCAAAAGCCTGCTGGCCGAGGATCGGGGCCGCTTCCGCCAGCTTGGTCAGCTGGAAGACGAACGCGCCGCCGATATGGCGCAGTGAATAAGCTGCCGTATCGGTCCAGACCACGATCTCGGCCTTGGTCCTCGATGCCGCGCGGATCTCGCTGCCGTCCAGCAGCCGGACATCTCCCGCATCATTGGTCGAGGCAGCAGTCCAGGTCGTGAGCGTGCCCTGCGCTGCCCAGCGGATTTTCATCGGGTCGTCATCCGCACCAAATGTGATCAGGTGCCGGCTCTGCGGGTTGACGATGATAAAGTTGCACGGCGGCGCGTTGGTCACCTCAACAGCCCTGGTCGAGACACCGTTTGTCGCGTCCCATTGATAGATCGAGCCTTGCTGTCCTGGCGCACACAAGGCGTCCTCGCCATAGGCTTGAATGCTCCAGACGCGCGGAGCCAGTTCGATCGTCGAGCTTGAGCGCGCGGTATTCCAGGTGCTTTCGCCGTAGCCGCCGACGCCGTAGCCGTACTCGAACGTGCCGTCAGCCTCGCCGTTCACCAGGACGCCGCGCGCGGTCATGCTCGCGCCACCTCCCGTCGTGGTCGAAGTCGCCGCCGAGGTCGCCTCGTAGGTGAATGTGTTGGCATCCACGACCGTGGCGACAGTATGCTCGCCGTCGATCGTCAGGCCGCCGACCGTGCCGCTCGCGCCGTCCAACACCACGCGCTGACCAACGACCAGTTGGTGCGCCGTCGCTGTGACCGTCACCGTGGCATCGGTGTCCGTCGTCGAGATCGGGTCAGTGCCGAGAGAGATCGCCGCTGCCGCGAATGGCGTGATGTCACTAACGACGCCGCCTTGCAGCACCTGTAGGTGGCTATGTGTGCCGGCGAAAACATTGCGCGTCCCATCCAGCTCAGCCGACGATAACAGCGTCCGCGTCTTGCCCGTGAACGTGTCTTGCGTTTTCTTCTGCCACCCGCCGATCGTCTCGGCCTTGTTGTTGTAAAAACGCACAAGCGATCCCGCTGTGTAGCGGAAGGGCGCATCGACGCCGGGTGCGTCGTCGGTGAAGATACCGGGCCTTGGCTCGAAGCTGACGAAAGTCATGCCGGCGCTCCTACCGCAAGATCACCGCGTGAGCTTCCCAGGCCGAGCACGCGACGCCAGAAGTGCTGGTGTCCAACTGGGCGAGAAACTGAAACTCCATGCCGCGATCGGTTGCGCCGATCGCCTTGTCCGCGAGGTTGAACATGCAACTCGCCGACAAAGGTGTGTACGCCGATCCGGTGCCGCGGCGTTGATAGACCGCCTCGTAGGGGTAGAAGCCGCTGCTGCCGGGTGACCCGCCTTTCTGCTGGATGATCGCCGAGCACAGCGTCGTGGACGCGATGGACGCACTTAAGAACAAATTTAGGGAAATTGACACAAGCTCAGTGCCGGCAGGAAAGATGATCTTGTTGTTGGCTGCATCCGCCATCGAAAGCGGGTCGTGCGTCACGTCGCCAGAGGCGAAGGTCAGCAGAACCTCGTTCGTCGTCGACGCCAGCGAGACCTCGGTCTCGGACGCGATCGTCACCGCCGGCATGATCGACAAGGGCTCGACATTGGTGCCGTTGCACCTCACCCAAACTGGCCGCGTGCTCGCCGGGATCACCACGCCCGTGCCACCGCTCGTCTTGACCGTCACGCTGTATTGATAGGCGGTCGCCTGCGTGCAGCTGTTGGTGACGCAGTACAACTTGGACTTGGCCGGCACGATGACATTGCAGTCCGCCGTGATCGTGCCAGACAAAGCTAGATGGCTCGCACGCGCTTGGTTGGCCGCGTAGTCCGTTGTCGTCAGCGTCACGTCGCTCGAGGATAGCGTGATGCTGGTACTGCCGGCGACAGACGCCTCGATGAGATCCAGCTGCGCGTTGAGGACGGTGCCCCAGGCGTTGTTGTTTGCCCCGGTGTCCTGCTTTTCCAGGCCGAGGATCGTCGTTGCTGTGCTCATGGCGCTGCTCCTGCTGGCGTCCAGGCCTGCGCGGCCTCATCCCAGTTGTACATTTTCCCATCGTTCGGATACGGAACCGGCGGCTCCCAGAGGCAGGACGCCTCGTCCAGAGTCCACGACGGATAAGGCTGCGGCGGAATAAACGCATCTCGCTGCCGGTCGTAGGCATGGCCGATGCCAGCGTAGTTTTTTCGCAGGGCAACGCCGCCATCCGGCGTGTCGCTGTTGGGCGCGTAATGCACCCCGCCGCGCGTGTTATAGCTCGTCTGCACCCACTCGCCGGGCTGAGCGTCCACGAACTCCTGCTCCGCAACGATGACCTGGGTAACGACATCGTTCTCAATTTTCGCGAAATGGCTCATGTTGTGTAGCTCCCCGACGAATTATATTGCAGCACGGTATATGAGCCGTCCGTTGTGACAGTCGGGCTCCCGGTCGTCGTGCCGCTATAGTCAGCGGTGAGCATCCGTAAAATTACGACCCCCGATCCTCCGAGACCAAGGTTGGCGTTTCGGTCATTTCCTCCACCGCCGCCGCCGGAATTAGCAGTGCCGTTCACAGCGTTTCCTTGGTTACCTTCCCCTTGCCCACCGCCGCCAGATCCTCCAGCGCCGCCGGTTGCTCCGAACAGGTAATAAGCACTGCCGCCGCCGCCGCCAGCGTAGTAGACGGTGGCACCCGTGATCGATGAGGCTTGGCCAGAGCCACCCGCCCCAGGGGTGCCGCCGGAGGCCACGTCACCGCCAGCGCTCCCGGCCCCACCGCCAGCGCCACCACCATAAGGGCTTACGTTAGGGTACGGGTTTGAGCCTCCATCGTTGCCATACGCGGTCCAATTTGCGTCAGGCGCTGTCTGCACCCCTGACCCGCCGTCATAGCTCTCAGATGACATGGGTTGATCGGAGTTGCCGCCACCGCCGCCGCCAGACCCGCCATCCCGCGTCGAACCTGCTCCAGAAGAACCGCGCCCTCTCGCCCCACCACCGCCGCCGAGGGCTGTCGCCGTTGTCATCCCGGTCCCGGACACAACAGAATTTGACCCAGCGTTGCCTTGAGTGCTGTTCGAGGGAGCAGCCCCACCGGCCCCTACAGTAATGGTCAGTGTCACGCCCGGAATGAAGGCGATCGAAGACGCGGTTAGCATCCCACCGGCACCGCCACCAGCCGAGAAGTACTGTCTCCCGCCGCCAGATCCGCCCCCGGCTACAACCAGTAACGCCATATCCACCGGGGTATATGGCCAAATTCCCCCGCCCTCCGCTTCCTGCACTTCGGCGAGGGACCAGATGCCAGACGCCACGGAAGCGGTCGGCGTGTTCTTAGGCCCGACGATCCCACCGTTCCCGGCCATTAACTGATTTCCTCGAACGAGCAAACAGCCTCAAGGTCGCCGGTCGCGCTTGCGGTCAGCCGGAGGGCGTCGCCCTCTAGCAGGTACAGCGGCTTGCTCAAAACATCCAGGCTGGCATCAGCGGGGACCGCGACCGTCTTGGCGATATGATAGGCGGTACTTGACCGATAGAGATCG